TTGTTTTTATATATTATATTTATTAAATACTATAAGTAATACTTAAAGTAATACTTAAAGTATCTCTTTTTAGATGTACAGATTTTTTTGTCGTAGGTCTTTTTAGGCTTGACCTCAAAAAATTTAAAGGTATAACTACTCATGTCAAAACCAAAAATGTATGCTTCTGATTCTGTACTAGAAGAATTTTATCTAGCTCTTGCTGGTAAAGATGAAGCAAGGCTACGTAGAGTGCACATCCCAAGATCCGATGTGTTCTACGTAAGAGAAAAAATTTATCAAGATACCGGAACCAAGTATACATTAGATCACGTTGAGAGAGCTATGTACCTAGAAGGTATGCTTGAACGTAAGGATGTACTTGACCCGAAACGAAAAAGGAATTGGGAATGACTTCCTTTGAAGAAGCTGACAACAATGGTAGTGGTTCTATTGAGAAACATGAATGGGATCTCTTACTATTGGAAGATAAACGGAGACGTCTAGAAGATGAAGATGCCCATAGAGACCAGACTCGCAAGATGGCTTGGTTCGCTTTATGGGGAATGCTACTTTATCCTTTTGCTGTCATTGGAACAAATGCATTTGACCTTAACAATGCTTCGACAATTATTGGCAGCATGGCCCCCGTTTATTTTGTGTCTGTTGCTGGGGTGGTATCTGTCTTTATGGGTGTTACCAAGCTAGTTAAGAAGCCAGTACAAAAGGTAGATCAAGGATGATAGGGCAACTCTTAGGTGCTGTAGGTGGACTAGCTTCATCCTACCTAGATGGTAAGGTAGCTGTACAGAAAGCTAATGCAGAGATCAGGGTCAAGCAAGCTACTGGTGAACTTGACTGGGATATAGCTGCAATGAACGGCACACAGAATAGCTGGAAGGACGAGTGGATTACTCTATTATTTAGTATTCCATTAATCCTCGCATTCTGTGGTGACTGGGGTAATCAAATAGTACAAGCTGGGTTTACTGCATTAGAAGTAATGCCTGCATGGTACCAGTATTCACTAGGTGGGATTGTAAGTGCCAGCATTGGTATGAGATCAGTATCTAAATTTTTTGGTGGGAAGAAGTAATGAAACAAAACTTTGATAAATGCCTAGCTAAACTCCTGTCTCACGAGGGTGGTTACGTAAATCACCCCAAAGATCCTGGCGGAATGACTAATCTTGGTGTAACTAAGCGTGTCTATGACGACTGGATTGGCAGAGAGTCTACTGAGCAAGAGATGAGAGACCTAACCCCAGCTGATGTAGGGCCTATCTACAAGAAAAACTACTGGGATAGGGTTAAAGGTGATGATTTACCCTCTGGTGTAGACTGGTGTGCCTTTGATTGGGCAGTTAATTCCGGTTCTGGGCGTCCTGCTAAGGCAATTCAACGTGCTGTAGGTGCAGCTGCCGATGGTGCCATTGGTCCTATGACTTTAAAGGCTGTGGCAGAAAAAGATCCTAAAGAAATTATAGAGTATGTCTTCCAAGTACGGCAGTCTTTCTACGAAAGTCTGAAAACCTTTGAAACATTTGGTAGAGGTTGGACCAGACGTAACAAAGAAACACTCGATCAAGCGTTACAAATGGCAGACTGAGGTTATTACTATGGCAATACCTGAACGAGTTAAGACTAAGATGAAAGATGCGGGGCTGAAGAAGGTTAATAAACCTCAAGCCCTAAAAGACGACAGTGGTAAGTCCCATCACGTCATGGCTTCTGAAGATGGTAAGTATAAGTATATTAAATTCGGTGAAAAAGGTGCATCAACTGCAGGTAAACCTAAAGAAGGTGAGTCTGACAAGATGAAAAAGAAACGTGCTAGCTTTAAAGCCCGTCACGGTAAGAATATTAAAAAAGGTAAGATGAGTGCAGCTTACTGGGCAGATAAGGTTAAGTGGTAATGGTCAAGAAATCTACAGTAAATGCAGCTAATAACTACACAAAACCAAAAATGCGTAAAAAGATTGTGGCCCAAGCTAAGGCTAGTTCAAAAGGTGGAAAACCTGGACAATGGTCTGCGAGAAAAGCCCAGATGGTTGCTAAGCAATACAAAGCAAAAGGTGGAGGCTATACATAATGAAGGCCTCTCAAAAATCGCTTAAGAACTGGACTAAAGAAGACTGGGGTACTAAGTCAGGTAAGCCCAGCGCCAAGACTGGCGAAAGATACCTGCCTAAAAAAGCTAGAGAGTCTTTGTCGTCGTCTGAGTATGCAGCTACGACTAAGGCTAAGCGTGAAGGTACAGCCGCAGGTAAACAATTTGTTAAACAACCAAAGAAAATTGCAGAGAAGACTGCAAAATTTAGAGCTTCAGAAGGTGGACTAACTATGAAAAAAGGTATGCACAAGATGCCCGATGGGACTATGATGAAAGACTCAGATCATAAGTCCGGTTACATGAAGGGTAGCATGACAAAGAAGACTGGGTATGCCCATGGTGGTGTAGTTAAAGCAAACTGCGGGGCTTCTATGAAGCCTACTCAAAAAGGAAAATAAGTAATGGCTAAGATGTCACTAAAAGAGTGGATTAACTCTAAACAAAAAGCTAAGGGTCTTTCAACTAAAGAAGCTAAGGCAGGTGCCAGTAAATATAAAAGTATTTCTGCAGCTAAGAAAGCTGGTAGTCTTTATTATACAAATAAAGATGGTAAGATTATGATTGCTGCAACAGCAGAAGACCTTAAATCCCCTGCACCATCTAAGTCTCTTAGACCTAAGATGAGACCTACCTCTGGTGGATCTCGTCCAGCCGCTACTGCTAAAGAAACAGCTGAAGTTAAAAAAAGAAATGCTGAAATTAAATTAGCAGAGAGAGCACGTAAGGATACTGGACCAAACGCTGCTCGTAAAAAGCGTATGGCTAATAAGAATGGTAGTGGGTACCTTAAAAATAAAAATATTGATGCAAGTCTTACTTTTAAAAAGTTTCAGGGCATGACGAATGAAGAAAAGAAAGCTGCTGGGTTACCTCTTTCTATGGGTCAAACTGAAAGAAGTTTCAACCGATACATGGCTACCCGTAAAAAATAGGTGTCTCATAACCGTGATTAAACCCTTTGTCCCGGTAGGGTAATAGCGGGGTTGCAATATTAACTGTGGTGTGATATAACTATATATGTAAAACTATCCTAGCCCAAGTAGGGGTTCACTTAAATTAGGATAGAAAAATGATTAAAAATGTAAGAAAGTTTGCTTCTCGTGCATGGGGTCTTCATGTAGAACGTCAACAACGAAGAGCCGACTACTGGCTACTACAGAATATGTCCACAAAAGATTTGCGTGACATTGGTATTACTCCAGGTGAAATAAGGCAAAGGATATATGGGCCGAAATCTAACTGAAAAACAACAAGCATTTTTAAATGCATTGTTTGAGGAAGCTGAAGGCAACCCTGTTAAAGCCCTTAAGCTTGCAGGGTATGCCGAAGGCACGTCCTCTACTATTCTTATGTCTGCTTTAAAAGATGAAGTGGCAGAAAGAACTAAAGACTTTATCGCAACTCGTGGCCCAGCAGCAGCCTGGGCTATGATGCAAGTAATGAGATCCCCCACCGATTTGGGCAACAAAGAGAAGATGGCAGCGGCAAAAGACTTTATGGATCGTGCAGGTTTTGTTAAGACTGACAAGATTGAAGTGAAAGCAGATAGTCCTTTGTTTATTTTGCCTCCGAAAGAAAATGAAAACTAAAACTTGGAAACTACCTAAACCTGAAAAGGTTGGGGGTGAATGGGAATGGGTACCATTAGTAAGGATAGGAAGGTTTCTTCCGTTTGGGTATAGACAAGACCCTAATGACTCTGATATACTATTACCAATCCCAGAAGAACTAGAGCTTTTTGAACAAGCTAAGAAACACTTAAATCAGTATAGCTACCGTGAGGTATCTGCATGGTTAAGTGAGGTTTCTGGTAGATATATCTCTCATGTAGGTTTGTTTAAGAGGGTTAAGATTGAGCAAAAACGTAAGGCAGCAGCTTCAATCCAGCGCTTCTACGCCGAAAGGTACAAAGAGGCAGCAGAAAAAGCGGAAAAGCTCGAAAACAATAGACTCGGTAAAAGACGTCCCGTTGGAGAAAGTCCCAGCTAGAGCTAGACCTGAGCCTATTGATGTTGAAGCTGCACAGAGAGAGATACTGTTTGAACCTAATCCGGGGCCACAGACAGAGTTTCTAGCGTCTACTGAACAAGAAGTCCTGTATGGTGGATCAGCTGGGGGTGGCAAGTCTTATGCAATGATTGCTGACCCGGTACGCTATCTGAATAACCCAAACGCTCAGATGCTTCTTGTTCGTCGTAGTACAGAGGAACTCAGGGAACTAATCTCAGTAAGTAAACAACTATACCCAAGAGCAATACCGGGTATCAAGTTTATGGAAAGGGACAAGACTTGGGTAGCACCTAGTGGAGCTACTCTCTGGATGTCGTACCTTGATCGTGATGATGACGTTATGAGGTATCAGGGTCAAGCGTTTAACTGGATCGGATTTGACGAACTTACTCAGTGGGCTACCCCGTATCCTTGGAACTATATGAGATCACGGCTACGTACTACCAAAGCAAGTGGACTGCCACTCTACATGAGGGCTACTACAAACCCCGGAGGGCCGGGACATCAGTGGGTTAAGAAGACTTATATTGACCCCGGTACGCCAAGAAAACCTTTCTGGGCTACTGATCCTGAAACTGGTGAAACTATTGCTTGGCCTAAGGGTCACACAAGAGAGGGGCAACCACTATTTAAGAGAAGGTTTATTCCAGCTACACTATTTGACAACCCATATCTTGCTGATGATGGTATGTACGAAGCTAACCTTTTATCACTACCTGAGCATCAAAGAAGACAACTACTTGAGGGTGACTGGGATATTAACGAAGGTGCAGCCTTCCCAGAGTTTAACAGAAAACTTCACGTAGTAGAGCCGTTTGAAATACCCCACAGCTGGCCAAGGTTTAGAGCAGCTGACTATGGTTACGGATCTTACAGTGGGATAGTCTGGATAGCAGTAGCACCTGATGAGCAACTAATTGTATATCGGGAGATGTATGTAAAAAAGATTCTTGCCACAGACTTAGCTGACATGATACTTGATGTTGAGTCTGAAGAAAAGATACGGTACGGAGTTCTTGATAGTTCCTTGTGGCATAAAAGAGGAGACACTGGACCCTCACTTGCAGAGCAGATGATTGTCAAAGGTTGTAGATGGAGACCAGCAGATAGATCTAAAGGTTACCGTGTATCTGGTAAGAATGAGATACATAGGAGACTTCAAGTAGATGAGTTTACTGAGGAGCCTAGACTAGTTATTTTTGATACCTGTAAAAACTTAATCTCTCAACTACCATCTATACCACTGGATAAAAATAATCCCGAAGATGTAGACACTCACGCAGAAGACCACCTATACGATGCATTACGTTATGGTGTAATGACAAGACCAAGAAGTAGCTTATTTGATTATGATGTGACTAAGAGTTCTGGTTTTCAAATAAGTGACCCAACCTTTGGCTATTAGGAAGTAACATGGAAGAAGACGAAATCTTTGAAAACGAAATGGCTATGGACTCAGCTGAATCTAGAGCTGTCGAGGACATGGATGAAGATGGTTACTCTGATCCGGTAGTTGGGACTGTTGTGTCTTTAGTTACAGACAGATACTCAAAAGCATCTAACTCAAGAGAAACTGAAGAACAACGATGGGTAAAAGCCTACCGTAACTATCGTGGCTTATACAGCTCCGATGTTCAGTTTACCTCTACAGAAAAGTCCCAAGTCTTTGTTAAGGTTACTAAAACAAAAGTACTTGCTGCATACGGACAGATTGTAGAAGTACTGTTTGGCAATACAAAGTTTCCTATTTCTATTGACCCAACCACACTGCCTGAAGGTGTTGCAGAGTCAGTAAACTTTGAAACTAATACAGACATGCAGAAAGCTAAGTCAGAGTTTTCTCCAGATGAGATGAAACTCTTACCGGGAGAAACGTCAACAGACCTTAAAGAAAGACTAGCAGGCCTAGAGAAAAAACTTTCTCCAGTTATTGCAGAACTCAAAGAAGGTCCGGGTGGTACTGCTACAGAAGTTACTGTACACCCAGCTATGATCTCAGCTAAGAAAATGGAAAAGAAAATCCATGACCAGCTAGAAGAATCTAATGCAAACAAACAGTTACGTGTAGCTGCATTTGAATGTGCTTTGTTTGGTACAGGGGTTATGAAAGGCCCATTTGCTGTAGACAAAGAGTATCCTAATTGGTCTGACGGAGGTGAATATGAGCCGATTTATAAAACAGTTCCTCAAACATCTTCAGTCTCTGTTTGGAATTTTTATCCCGACCCAGATGCGGCTAATATGGATGAAGCTGAGTACGTGGTTGAGCGCCACAAGATGTCTCGTACCCAGCTACGCAATCTTAAAAACCGTCCTTTCTTCCGTAAAAACTCGATTGACACAGCTGTTAGCATGGGTGAATCCTATGTTAAAGAGTGGTGGGAACAGGTTATGGAAGATGATTCCCAAGAATCCAATGCAGAGCGTTTCGAGGTTCTGGAGTTCTGGGGTAACGTGGATACAGAAGTACTTGAAGGGCATGATGTAGACGTACCAGATGAACTCAAGGATATAGATCAAGTATCTGTAAACATCTGGGTTTGTAACGGTCAAGTCCTACGTCTTGTGATGAATCCATTTACACCTTCTATTATCCCTTACTACTCAGTACCCTACGAAGTAAACCCGTACTCTATGTTTGGTGTAGGCCTTGCG